CTACCCACCACTTGATTAGCGCCAAGAACGAGCGGGCTTGCATTGTGTGTATACGAAGCTGCGAAGGCCGCACCCCTATCGAGATTGCAGGCCTGCTAGTCCATGAGGCAGTGCATGTGTGGCAGGACTACTGCGAGCGCATAGGCGAGAAGTCCCGGCATAGAACAGGAAGCCTACGGCATTCAGTCCATCAGCCAAGAACTTATGGCTGAATACGCGCGCCGGCTTGACAAAGGTATTTGACACTGTATAATTTTAATTGTGGGGCGAAACGGGTTAGCGCCGTGCGGCATCAATGTATCAGAGTGCAACAGCGCCGCGACACTGCTTCATGTGAGCGCCCCACACCTAGTTCAACGCAAATCACCCAGGAGAAACCCATGTCAGACATAAATGCCGACAAATTAGTCCAGGTCTACATCAAGATCAGGGACGCAAAAGAAATGAAAGCCAAGCAGATGGAAGCTGAGCTTGGTGCCCTTGACGAACAGTTGGGTGCCATTGAGCAAGAGCTGCTGGAGCTTTGCAAAACTACCGGCCAAGATGGCGGAAAAACACAGCACGGTTCATTCCGTCGCTCGATCAAAACCCGGTACTGGACTTCAGACTGGGACAAGATGTACCAATTCATCAGAGATAATGACGCGCCTGAACTGCTCGAACGCCGAGTAGCGCAGACAGCGTTCAAAGAATTCTTATCCTCAAATCCTGACAAGATGCCTGAGGGTATGAATGTTGAGTCACGGTACTCAATCACGGTCCGTAGGGCCTCTTAATCAACAAAGGAAATCACCATGAGTAACATTGCACTTTTCCAATCCGGTTCCATGATCCCCGACTACCTGCGCGACCAGCAGGACTCCACAACCAAAGATATTGCAGGCAGCTCCGGCGGCAAGCAAATCTCCATCAAGGGCGGTGTGTGGCGTATGGTCGTAGGCGGCGAAGAGGTCGCACGCAATGAGGACCGCGCAATGAACTTCGTCATCATCGCCAGTGGCAAGGGCGTCTCACGCACCTACTACGCCGAGAAATACGAAGAAGGCAAAGACATCAAGCCTGCCTGCTGGTCTGCCGAAGGCGTGAAGCCCGAGCCAGAAGTGGTCAACCCGCAAAGCTCTGCATGCGCTACCTGCCCCCAGAACATCGAAGGTTCCGGTGAAGGCAAAGCCCGTGCATGCCGTTTCAGCAAGCGTCTTGCTGTTGCATTGGAGCATGACATCGGCGGCAATATCTATCGCCTGTCGGTGCCCGCCAAGTCGTACTTCGGTAAGGCTGAAGGCGAGAAGATGCCCCTGCAAGCGTTTGGTAAGTTCCTGTCAGGTCATGGCATCCCCATCACTGGCTTGGTGACCGAAGCCCGCTTTGACACCAGCGAAGCTGTGCCGGTCATGAAGTTCCGCGCTGTGCGCCCCCTGTCGCAAGAGGAGTGGGCCCTGGCCAAGGCACAGAGCGTGACCGAAGATGCCAAGAACGCCATCGACTTCAAGATGGTGCCGTCTAAGGCTGAGACGGGTGCGCAACCTGCACTGCCCCAAGCGTTCAAGGAAGCCCCGATCGCAGCTATGGCAGCTCCCGCCGCCGCTACCCCGGAGCCCACCAAGCGTGCCAAGAAAGCTGAAGCCGCCCCCGCCGCCCCGGCGAAGGACGTGAGCTCTATCCTCGACCAGTGGGCCACTGACGACGATGAGTAAAACGGCAAGAGGGTACACCACCCTCTTTCTTTCAGCCATTGAGGAAGCAGAGCTCGACCCAGTGGTGAGACAGTTTGCCAAAGGCTGCATCAAGCGTGGTATCCCCATTGCTGCTGTGGCCGACTGGCAGGGCGTTACACGGGCGTCCGTTTACAACTGGTTCACTGGGAAGACCTCTCCGCGTCAGACTCAGATGGTTCGTATGAAAAAGGTCGTGGCGCGGTGGACCCGCGCCCGATCGCCAAAACCCAGTAGGTAATGCCGTGACCGTCTTCCTTGATTCCATTCTGCCCACGCAGGGCGTCTACTGCGTGGTGGGCATTAAATCCAAAATTGCCGCACCTTCGTTCCACACCAGCACGGCTGACGTTGAGACCGCCGCGACTGACCTGAACACACATGGCTCCGATGCGTACTTCGCATTGGCATCTTTCAAAGATGGCTCAAGCCGTAAATTGAGCAACGCGCTGTACATGCGCTCCTTCTTCATTGACCT